CTCTGAATACATAAAGAGTAATTTTTCTAATCTCTCTGGATTATCCTTAAATACTTTCTTTATGAATTCTAAGAACTTGTTGTAGTTTTCTTGTAATTGTTCTGCAGTATAGTTTCTCATTAAGAAGTGATTTCGACGAGATAGTAATTTGATTCGTAGTTTTCAATCTCAAATTGGATATGTGATAATCCTTGTGATGAGATTTTTAATGTAGCATCTGTTGCCTCTCTGTTTGCAACAAGAATCTCTTTTAAATATGTTGCAGAGAAAGAAATTGGCTCAACTACACCATCACAAGTACAATCAACATCAATTACAATTCGGTTAGTGTTGATGTTTGAGTAACCTATAATGATTTGACCAGGTCCATTTCCATCTTTACAAACGAAAGTAAAATTGTTTTCATCTGCAAGAGCACCTTTAGCCTTGATAAACTTGTTAATAAAATTGGTATCCAATTTAATCTCTACATTAAAATCAGGTAGTTGTTTTAGGTCTGGTACATTGGGGATAACCGAAAGGTCAGCCAACATATAATTTACCGAAGTTGAACCATCTTTGAATTTCAATGATACAGGTTTCCCATCAATATCGTTGATTGAAAAATCTACATCGTTACCAAGAACCGATAACATTTTTGTTAGTTTAGAAGTATCATACACACCGAAAGTGGCATTAGTACCTTCAAACTCTTTCATTGTTACACTACCCAAAACAGATTTATCATCTGAAATGAATGATGTGTTTAAAGAACCATCTTTTGATTCCCATTTTACTGATTCTACCAAACCAGCCAAGTTGTACTTCGATACGAAGCGATTTAATTGTTGTTTTTCCATAATTTAAATTTAAAAAGTGACACTATTTATTTAATTTTGTACAAATATACGATTTTTTAGTCAAACTACCAAAACTTTTGTGAGTTTTTATTTAGTTCTATTCTTTCTTCCTTTTCTTCGTTGTAAGGATTATCTATTTCATATTGGATTCTTGCCTGTGCAATTTCCATATATTCTTCTTCTCTTTCAATACCTACGAAATCAAACCCACCTCTAACTGCAGCCTTACCTGTTGAACCACTACCCATAAAAGGGTCAAGTGTTGTTCCGCGGTTTGGAGTTACTAAACGAATAAGGTATAACATCAAATCAGTTGGTTTTACAGTTGGGTGAACATTACCATCAACTCCTTCATTCCTATCAGTTTTAGAAGTTTTTGGACAATAGAAGAAACGAGATGCTCCACCACTATCACCATAGGTATCATTATAAGTGGTATCTGAATCAAAGTATCCATATGTATTTACATTTGGATTTGATGACATTTTACGATTTGTTCCTGCTTTCATAAAACCACTTTTAAGATGACCACTTTGTTCATCAAGTATCTTACCAGCTTCTTCATCAAAGATAATGTTTGCAGGAAATCTGCCAAGAGTTTGAGCATGTTCTACTTTTTCTTTCATTTTATCACTAAACTCTTTCATCTTTTCTTCATCGTGCAGCCATGGTCTATCAAATCCATCAATAGCCAATACCGAACCCTTTGTTGCACCACCACCTAATGTATCGTTAGTAGTTATTCTACTTTCATCTATATTAATACCACCTGTTCCCCACTCTAAAACATTATCAACAACTGTTTTTTCTGAAAGTGGTTTTCTTGCCATTACTATTGGTTCGTGAGCAGGTTTGAGAGCAGTTCCCCAACCTTCCCATTCACTATTACCAACTGACTTGTATTTGTTGTCTGACATTGCGAAACCACCAATGTCTTTGTTTTTATCTCTATTATTGTCAGCGTTAGGTCTTTGTTCTGATTTTGGTCTTTCTACAAGTTCTCTTTCATTACCAAGTTTTTTATCAACCTGCATTCCTATGTTCATAGATTTAGGAAACCCGCTCCCGTATATCCACATAATTTGGTCTCTTATCTCGAACCCTGCATCTTCTACTCTTACCGCCATTCTGTGATAAGTTCTTGAACCAGCGAATGATAATAGATGACTACCTGGTTTTAGAACTCTTAAACATTCCTCAAAGATTTCTTGTGAAGGAACATCATAATCCCATTTTTTACCCATAAAAGATAACCCATACGGTGGGTCTGTAACAATGGAGTCAATAGAGTTGTCATCTAACTCTTTGAGTTTGTCTATACAATCTCCTAATAATAATCTCATATAACTTTATTTTAGAAACTAAAAAATTTCTCGGCTGTTCTTTGTTCTGATACAACTTGTCCCCATCCAATAGAGTCAAAGAAGATTTGTAATTTTCCTTCTAACTCGCGTTCAAATAATCTATTGTGGTCAATGTAAGTATTTACTAATTCTTCAATCTCAGGTGGGTCTGAATGACCTGTGAAGGCAACTGAATCTAATCCTAGAGGATTTGTTTTAAGATATACCCACTTTACTTTATCTCCATTTTTCATAGGTTCATACTTGAACGGAGCATTGAAGTGAGTTAAACAATCATTGTAAGATATTGCTGCCTTAACATGAGCAGGAGTACCTTTCTCAAATTGGAATAATTGTCTTTTTCCTTTTGGCATATACTTTGATAGGTTTTTTACTGCTGAGTTTTTAGCAATATCCACAAACTTCATTGAAGTCATCTTCTTCTTAAAGTCTAAAACATAATCAGCGATTTCATCTTCTTCTTTACCTCTTAGAATATCAATTAGAACTGTTCCCATACACTCTTGGAATGCTTTAGGGAAAGATGACCTTTTAACATCAAGTCCTTTTACATCTAGTTTATCAACAGGTACACCATTATCTGAAATAATCCATTGAGCATATCGTTTCTTGGCAACCCATAGACCTGCCTTTGCAACATACTCTTTCTTAATCTCTAATCTGTGTTTTTCTTTATCAACATTAAGAACCTTAACTGACAACATATCGTAGAAATCATTAAGGTAATCTTGCATTTCTTCTGCAATCTCATTTACATAACCAGCGATTGTATCTTGGTCATGAGTTTTCCAGTCTGGTATTCTTTTATCTAATAAAGGAACTGCTGAGAAGAATACTGAATCAGTATCAATGTATATATTAGAGTCCAAATCAGGAGTACCAAGCTCCTTGTTGTACTTGATGTTACCCATATCCGCAGTTGATTTAATAACTGTCTGTCCCGTTGTGGTAACAGCGGTAGCATTATCAACATCATAGAACCTAAAGGCAGGAAGGCCAAGCACACCATATAAAGAGTTAAGTAGGATTTTCTGAACCAACTGACGTTTGTGATAATACGCGTACTTTTCTTTATCTCCTGCTTTTCCATATTTTTTCATCTCATTCTTAAACTCAACCCTTTGTTGAAACCAAATATCTAGGATACCTGGAATACAACCAACTACATCTGTTCGATAAAGAACTCCATTTGATGCAACTGAATACTTGGATTGTTCAAGATACTTTTTAAGATTTTCTCTTGTAATTGTATCATCACCAATATAGTAAGTATCAACTTCACCCTTTAAGAACTTGTTTGCATCCCAATCTTGGATTTTCGCAATTTTAGTTTCAGGTGAAATGTTAAGGGTCATAATAATAGATGGATACAGAGAAGTTAAATCCAAGTCATATACCCAATCATACTTGCCCACAATCGGGTCTTTTACATACGCACCAATGAACTTTCCCTCATTGTTGTCTTTCAACTCCTGCATTCTTTCTTGTCTGTCAGCAGGTTTGTTTGGAGCAACTAAACCTTTTCTACGAAGATACGTAAGCATAGCACCCTCTAAATACTTTGATGAATAAACAAAATCTTCGTAAGGAACATGGCCAGCATGAGCAATACCTCTACATAGGTCAATAAAATCTAACTTCTTATCAAACTCTACAACTAACTCAACATCGACAAGGTTATACTCAATAAACTTTTCAATATCATCTCTGAACAATTGGTCTAAATTTCCTTGATATTCAATTTTACCTCTACCTAATTCGATTTGAGCAACTGTATCAAGACGATAGTTAGGAAGTTCTCCATAGTTGTATTTCTTGTAAAGTTCGATGTAATCCAAATAAGAAACTCCGGCCATGAAATATCTTTTACGATAGGGTGACCAAAAACACTCACCGATTGG